TTCTTTAAGTGTGTAATGTGCCATAGCATACCCTGTGTTTACTATTGTATTAAATTTTATTTTAGATTTCAATAGCGGTTTAGGTAGTTTAGCACTGATAAACACTACTTTTGTTTCTGACGAAATTGGACCATTTAGACTCTGATTTTTTACAAAATCATTAAATTTTCTACCAGTTTCAGAAGGTAATCTGAATAAAATTGACATGTTTTTTTCAGGGATACCTATGCCCTTTAAAATGTCAAAAACCTGCAGAGTTTTATTATATTCATCGCCGCCGGGGATAATGATCAATGTTGGGCCATTATGTTTGATAATGGTTTTTAGGGCAGAAATTCCAGTTTCTGTAGGATCTAAATGAAATCCGGTATTGGTATCTTTGATTAAGAAATTTTTAACTTCATTTTGAACATAAGAACTGTTTAGGTATTCATTTATATGATCATCCCATAGTGTTACACCTAAATTACGGGCTTGGAACACCGCTTCTAAAATATCATCAGTTTCAATTTCTGGCATATTTTTTGGAGAATTTTGTATTTTCAACTCTCCATTAATAATGCTTAACATAGGTGCATATTGCTCTGCGTTATTAATAATATTTTCAACCGTATCTGCGTAATTTTGAAAATCTTCACTAAAAGTAAAAGAATCATCAGAACATAGATCTGATATAAATTTGATATTTTGCTCAGAAATTGGAAAATGCCAGGCTGTTGTATCTTTATCCCAAACAATGCTTGCGTTGTTATTATGTTTTGCTTTAAATTCTCTTATTGCCTTAACGCCCTCGTCTGAGTAGGGAAACTTTACTTCAATAATATTTCCATCGATAATGTTAACAGATTTGTTTAACACAGATTTACGTATTTTTAGTTTAAAATTGGGATTTTCTAAAAATGGCAGTATTTCGGTTTTTAATCTACTAGACAAAGAAGATTCATATCGTTTAATAATACGTATTGCTAACACACTTTGTTTTTCAGTAAAACCCGTACCGTTGAAATATTGATCAGAAAAACTTTGTAGAATAGCCATGTCGGCATCATTTACAACATGCCGAGATCTCGATAATTCTTCAACCAATTCTTCTATATACATAATATTATTATACACTTATATTGAAATATCTTCAAGTCCTGCTGTGCGTAGTTTGACAATATTTGTTATTTGCCATTGTTTTTGATCCAATGCTTTAATAATGCCTAACCATTGATTACGAAGCATGGCAAATTCATTAATGATTTTTTCCATATCAATAACTTCATCCTCACCTTCGACATATTTGTTAACATCGCTAGAACTCAAGGCTCGTGCATAAGTTTCTAAATATTTACGAAACAATTTAGATCTTATTTTACGAAGGTCAATGTTTAACGATTCAAGAATAGCTTCAAGTTCTTGCAGTTGGTTAAATCTTTGTTCAACAATACCCGGCAAAGAAGCAGAGGCCTTTTCCACGCTGCCGTGGATCTTGACCTCTGTTCTTGCTTGTTCGAGTTCGTTGTAAAAGTAATCTAAACAGCCTGGAAGGTTTGCTATGTCTTGGGAGACTTTAGCATACCATCCCATGTTTAGTATTCCTCGTCTTCGTAGCCGTAGTCGCTCTCGTCCTCATCCTCGTCGAGTTCTTCATCCCCGACTACAAGTTCAATAGCTTCGTCTAGACTAGTGTCATAACCTACTAGGCCTTGTAAGACACTGACATCAACATCTTTACCTAGCAAATAATCGACAAAATGATTAGCCGCAGTTTCTTTGTTTTTGTCAGAGATGTATTCTTTGAACACATCCCAAATCTCGATGATTTGATCTTCTTCCATTTATGTTTCCTCTGATGCTTCTTCAGTGACAACAGGAGCACTTACTGCTGATTCATCCCATTCCTGCATGATAGTCATCAACTTATCTTCAGTCCATCCCTTACGGAAATATGCTTGGATTTCGCCTGTTGCCTTACTTGTATATTGTAACTTATTTCCCGACTTTGTCAATACGCCCATCTTTTCAAACATATCAACTAGGCCACTTGTAGGCTTCATACCAGTACTGTAAGGAATCTGAACTTGTACACTTTCAAAAGGTTTAGCATAACGAGTTTTCATGATCTTACAGGCACTACGAATACCTAGTACATCACTGACCTTGTTGCCATCTTCATCTTCTTTCAACTTCAACTTCTTCATGGCAACCACGATAGAAGATGCATAAATGAATCCCTGTCCACCAGAAATTTTATCGTCTGGATCGAACATATCTTGCGAAGCGTATGTGTGATTTGTACAAACCATTCCAACATTATAACTCCCAAACATATTTACACAGTTACGAACTAGTGATGTAAGTGCTTTAGGCTTACGGCCCATGTCACCTTTCATTTCGCCTGCTTCGAACTGATTAATATCAGTTGGTGTTAGTAACATACCCAAACTGTCGATTACAAACATAACCTTGGGACGTTCGTCTTCGGGCATGGCTTTGTATTCTTTCATGAATTCTGAAATGGTTTTTGCCACATCATCAATCATTGCCATATTGAGTTTTAGAAGTTTTTCTTCGCTAGTATCAACACCAAGATCTTTCAACCATTTTTCATCTAAAGCATTTTCGCTGTCAACTAAGACAACAAAGATACCTTGTTCTTGTGCATGTCGAACCAAGTTGCCGGAGCAAATATAACTCTTACCAGCGCCACTTTCACCAGCAAAAACCGTTACTTTACCCAATGGAACTCCTTTGAAGAAGTCCCCTGAAATAAGATAATTTAAAGCATAGTTGCCAGTGCTAACCCAGTCAGTTGGGTCATTGAAGCCTATGCCAAGTCCATCGATAGACTTGGTGATAGACTTACGGAACTTCGAAATATCGAAGGCTTTTACCATAGTCTATCTCCTGATTATTGTTGGTTACGTTTACGGATCATCGCAATGATGTCGCTAGCACGGCTACCTGCATCGCTACTTGTCGGAGTGTCTGCTGGTGTGGATGCTGGAGCATCTTCTTCCCAAGGTGCGGCATCTTCGTCCATTGGAGCGGCTGCTACTGGAGCAGGGGCAGGTGCTGGACGGGCTGCCGGAGCAGATTGAGTTTGGTTGTTATTACCGCCTCTCATACCGTCTGGTTTGAAGTATTGTCCCCAACGATCCATGTCAAATGCTTCGCCATCGACTGATGCTTCAAACATTTCTTTCATGACCTTAAGTTCAACATCTGTAGGTTTCTTTGGCAAGAATGTCTTCAAATCAAACAAACCATATTGTTGGATAGCGGCTTTTTCTGTTTCGCTTAGAGCACGTTCACGACGACTCCAGGTTGAAGTTGTGTAATCTGCATAACCACCTTTGCTTGTCTTAGCAATCTTGAAGTCCAAGCCACGGACATAGTCAGTTGGCAATTCTTCAATTTCACTATCCATCAAAGCATTCTTAACAATGTTAAAAATTTGGCTGCTCATGATAAAGCGACGGATTGGATTTTCCGGTGTCTTATCTTCTTGTAGTTTAGAGTCTACAACCAAACCTTGGAACAAATATGACTTTTTCTTCCAGTACTTACGACCCATATCTTCCAAGCTCTTGTCCTTAAACCATGGACGAACTTCTGTTAAGATTGGACAAGTTTCACCCCACATTTCCATGCATGGAACTTGTACTGTTACAGGTTTTGAATTTGTATCACCTTTCACACCAGCGAAAGGCAACTTGATCATTGCTCGTTCAATCCAGAAAAAAGTATTGTTGGGATCTGCGTCAGGAAGGAATCTAACTGTTGCTGTTTGCCCTTCTGCAATATTCCAATGTGCGAAAATTGCGTTGTCTCCCCCGCTTGTGGAGTTTTGTTGTTGTGAAGAAGCTTGAAGCTTCGCGCGGATTTCTGCTAAAGTTGCCATAATGATTTTCCTTAATAAATGTAAATGTTATGCCTCTCTTTTATAGACCACTGCCTACAAAAGAAAAAAAGTGCATATAACTATTATATGCACTTTTATTTATCATAGCAACCTATACAGTTGCAAATATTGGTATTATTTTGCCAATCCGGAAAGTTTCAAAATGTCTGTAATATCTTCTTTCATTCCCATTTTTGATTTAAGATTTGACAAACCTTGACTGCTTGTTAGGCTCTTGGATCGTTCTTTTTCCAAATCTTTTGTACTCATTTTCCAATCACCGCCCTTTTCTTTACGCTGTGCCGCAGGAATTTCGCTCTTGTCAACTTCTTCTGATGGCATGATATTGGTGTTGAAATCAGTACCACCATTGCCACGATCGCCGATTCCTTCTACTTTAGATTTAACATTGCCTAGTAGTTCTTTCAAACGGCTTAGACCGTCATCTTCAACTGGGCCGTGTTTGGCTTCCCATTTTTTGGTAAGTTTTTCCATGAATTCTAATGCTAGTTGTTCGCATTGGTCACCAACTTCATCACCGAACATTTCAGCACATTTCTTTTTAACGTCTAGAGCAATGTTTGGAGCACCGTTGAATGGACCGACTTCTGGGTTATCTTCATTGAAACGACTCTTAACAAGTTTAGCAACTTCTTTAACCACTGCTTCGCGAGTTGGCATGGTTTTGTTAGCAGGGCCACTCATTTCCTCGTTTTCTGTTGCTGGTTGTTCTGGAGGTACTTCTGTTGGTTCTTGTTTGTTGCCGCCTAATCCCAACGATGTTACTAGGTTAGGATAGTTTTCTTCAGCCCAGGGAGTTAGTACATCTTTAATAGGATCAGCTTCTGGATTGATTCTAGATTGAGCTTGAAACTTTTCCGCTAGTTCGGGGTGTAGTTCAACTAGTTCATTAAAAAACTCAATAGCAGTTTGACCGTTTGGACCTAACTGTAGTTTGCCGTCCGGAAGTTCATTGATAGCAGATTTTAAAGTTTGGATCTGATCTTGAGTAAGTTCTCCACCTTCAGTGGCATTAGCCCAATCTTCAAACTCTGATTCTGGACCATTGCGGCCATGGCTGGCTTGTCCCATGCCAATATCAAATGCTTCATCCGACTGTTCATCTCGAGATTCTTCTACATAATCGTCAAGGTCAACAGTATTTGTTTCACTCATGATTTTGTGTAGTAGCGGAAAGAAATCAGTTAGGCTTTCTTCAAAACTTGTTTGTGTAAATTTTTGTTTGTATTGTTCCATAGTGACATCATCTAACATTGTGTCGCTATCATCGATACCACCATGGAATTCATTAATCCAATTTTCGTAGTGTTGTCTTTTTCCTAGTGCTGCTATTTGCGCTTTTAGTTCGTTCATACGGCCTATGGCACGTTCTGTAATTCCTGTTGCATCATCATGCAAAGTAGCACTTCTAACTTTCTTTTGAAACTCACCTAACTTGGCAATTTCTTCACTCATTTTCATTATTGCTTTGCCTGCCGGATCGTGAGGCACACCGCCGTGATCTACGTGTTGTGCCATTGCAAAGGCGCCTGCTGTATGAATGAATGGATACTTAAAGCGTTCGCCGTCTGCGTTCTGAATAAAGATTGATTTGATATGTTTAGGGCTACTACGTGAGCCTGCGTATGTTTCTTGGAAATCGTTCTTGTGACGAACAATAACCTCAGTTTTGCCTGATGTAGCACGGCTAGTTTTTTTACTGCTTCTGCCGTTCCAGCGTGATTCATTCATTGTGCTCATTGGTTCTTCCTTGGGGCCTTGAGTAGTGGCCAAATGTTGAAAATCGTTTTTATCTAGATTTGTTTTAGCAATATCGCGTGTGTCAAATCTTAGCAGACGACGCATAGCAAAGAAACGCATTTCTTTTAAGAAAGCAAACCACGCTTTCTTAACTGGTTCATCGTTGTTTTCTGTAATACCTTGGCTATAATAAACTTTTAGACTACCTAAATCTCCTAGGCTAATGCTAACACGGCCTAGATTGTTTCCCTCTGCAACAAAGTCAAAATCGAAGAATACAGCTTCAGATGGATCAATGGTTACAGCGCCAGTACTATCACCCATTTCCAAATTTTGAAAACGGCTGCGTACTTTGTCGAATAAGTCTTGGGAAATAATTTGAATAGGTGTCATAACTTATATTTAGTATGTGCTAATGTAAATCGGCATAGGTAAATCATATTCGTCTAGGCCTTCTTGGTCCCGCATCTTGTCGTAGATTGCCGGATCCCATTCTTGTAATGTAGAAATCATACGGATGTTTAGTAACATACTGGCCACTAAGTCATCATGGTGTCCCGTTTTAGCCTTAAAAGTAACACCCTCTGCAACATAAGTTTTTAGTTCACTAATCAGCGCTTTACTGTGAATTTTTAGTTTATTAGTTTCGACTAACTTTTTAAGTTGAGCACAGGCAGCAACTTTAGCCAGATGCGTTGTATTGAATCCTTTACGGAATCTACGAACATGACCGCGTTTAACTGGTTCACTTAAAAATAGTCCTGGAAAAGTTTCCTCTCCTAGTGCATCGATACATACTAGGGCACTTTCACCTAGTGTATTGTTTTCTACACTGTAATAAATGCTAGGTGTAACTCCTGCTTTTTGATATCGTTCTGCTAAATGGTTTAACATATCTCTCATGATACGAACTTGACTTTGTATGGGTGTCATATTATGATGCCACTCTGCTACCTGTTCCATGCAAGGCAACTCTAAAACTTGTATGGCGGCATAATCACCTCCAGTGCCTAAACTAGGGTCTAAACTAACCATGTAGGTGCTTTTAGCATTAAATCTCTTATACCAACGAGCTTGTCCCATCTTCATAAATGGTTCGTCTCCGGTCATTCCAGCGAGGCACAAACTATTGATAAGAGTTTCGTCAAAAATCAAGAACTTACATTCGTGTTCACGTTCGAATCGTTCTTGACCGACACGCGACATTTCTTCATGTTTCCATTTTTCATCACGATCTGGATGTTGACTCCAAATAGCCATGTAAGGATGAAAACCGTTTTTACCAACTTCTGTGGTATTGCCGAACTCATCTGTCATCTTGTTGGCTTCGTTCCAAATAGTAGCAAACTGATCTTCGTCGCTGTTTGGAGTGCTGGTAATAATAGCCTTACCGCCAGTTGCTAATGTGGGAGATATGGAGGTCCAAAACTCTACGGCAATGTTAGGCTCAACATAAGCAAACTCGTCACAGTATAGCAATGACACAGACATACCACGACCGGTTGTTTCTGTTGTTGTCTGTGCTACAATGCGTGATCCATTGTCAAACTCGATACTTTGTTTGTTATAACTTGTAGCACCTGCACGAATAAAATCAGGACATGTTTCGTAGGCATAGCGTAGGCGTTGCATAATTTCTAAAGCGCCAGTATGCTTGTGAGCTGAAATTAAGATAGTGCTATCTGGCACGAACATAGCATACCACAACAAATACCCCACCGCAGTTGTAGTTTTGCCCATTTGTCGTCCCAACATATTAACGCTGAAACGATGATCATGATAACTTTTTAATAGGTCTTCTTGGTACTGAAAAGGTTTGTATTGTATCTGACCCTTTGTAGGATGTTGTATGTAAAAGAAATTTTCAATAAAATACTTTGGTCCAGTTTCGGGATCCATACAAGCAGCCATGTGCATCAGATCTTCTTCGGACCATTTTTGCGTTGCATGGGCTTTTTTGATTAAATTGCCTTCAAGTGATTTTGCCATAATATTATTTAATGAAAAAAATAGGCTCCGAAGAGCCTATTTGGGGACTATGTCCTAATACTTATTATTTGTCGCTTTCTTCATCGTCACATTCGCATTTATCCATAGGTTTGTGACAATCATCACATTCTTCTTCTTTTGATTCGTTGATAAACTTTTGATATTCCTGCATCAAACTTTCGAATGTAGCATTGCCTTTTGGCATAGTACCGTCCATACGATCGCCAGCATCTGGTTTGTTTTCTTGATTAGCAAATCCGTTTGGATCAAATGGTTTTTGTTTGGTAGGATCGTTAGGAGTTGTATCAACGCCTGGGATACCGTGTTGATCAAGTTCTTCGCCTTCATCGGTTTCCTCTTCTTCGCCACTTTCTTCCCCATCGTCGCCGATGTTGTTCATTTTATCTAAGACACTACGCATACTATCGCGTTCGGAATCAGCAGCCGCAGGACCTACAGCCATTGCTGGACCAGAAGTCATAACTGTTGGTTCTTTTTCAACACCCATGTGTTCGTCACCGACTTTATGTACGCCAGCAAGTTGCATAATAGCAGCCAGCATGTTGCCTAGTTCTTCACCATCACCGGCTGTGATATTTAATGTAGCGGGGGTCTTTGGTTCTTCTGCTACAGGCATGCCCATGGTCATTGGACCACATTCTGAAACCTTAGTTTCATAAACTACATTTGAATTTTTAGCATCTAGTTCAGCTAAACGCTTTAGTACATCGATCATTTGCATTTTTATTTCTTCCTTGGGTCGTAGTCCGTTTGTTCAATAGGACTCTTGTTATTGTAAGGTGAATCGACGTTGTATGTTGCCGCACCTTCTGTGGGAATTTCTTCTCCACGAGCTTTACGTTGTAGTTTTAATAGATCGTTAAGTTCTTTAACAAATCCGCTATTGTATTTGTCACCGTAGTAATCTTCAAACTGAGGATTACCTGCTTCTTTATATTCTGGATCATTCAACAATGCACCTTCACGTTCGGCCATTGGAGTTTGATATTGTTCGCTGGGTTCATTAGGACGAACTACTGCTAGGTTTTGTTTGTTAACACCTAATCCAGTGCTTAGATACTCCATTAATTCAAACTGTGTAGTAGGATAATCTACAGTAACTTCGTAGATATGAACTTCACAGTTGCGAACTTGTGGGAAGTCTAATGGTAATGATTGAACAGGGGTAGTCTTTACTTTCTTGAAAGAATCTACCTTAAAACGTTCCATCATGGTCTTAAGTTTTGCTTCTTGCTCGGTGGTAAAGTCACCTGCCACTTTAACACGGAAATCGTGTTTTTGAGCATTAAGACTTTCAGATAGGTATTCTTTGAAGTTTTTCATAGTGTGTTTATTTATTCAGATTCTTTAGTTTTTCTAGTATGGAATTACGGTCTGTAAGAATGAACCCCTGTCCTTCTACAGTTCCAGTATCTCCGCTATCATTGCCATGTTTCTTATCAATGGCCAACTTTTTAAGTTGTAGATCTACCATCTTTAACTTTTTATCAATCTTATTAGTCTTAGCAGTAATGGCTGCGGTCATCATTTGTGCTGCTACTTCAAACATACGTGTACTATACCGTGCTTCTACATTCATGCCCAGATCCATTAGATCATTATAGGCTTGTTCTGCTTTAGCAGCAAGAGAATCTAGCTCACTGTCTGCAATATCGCCTAGACCTTTTACACGAGGTAATGCGGCAGCGATTTTGTCAAATTCCTCTAATCTATCTTCTAGACTGATAACTTCTGCAACAACAGGTTCAGGAGCTGCTAGTGGTTCTTCGTTTTTAGGAAGGTCAAAAAGTTCTTCGAGTTTTTTTGTCATAAACTTACTTATACTTCCTAAATCTGCTTTAAGATTTTTTTATTGTGTAATCCACGGCAACTTACTAGCAACAAACGAAGCCTGTGTAGCCAAGAATCTAGAATATTTTTCTTGTATTTGCGGAGTAACAGTACCACCGGTAGCCTGTGCCAATGTTGCTAACACAGTCGACGAGTTCGCTGTAATATCGGACATTTTGATAGTGTAGATAGAATCCTTGTATTGTGTAGGAAACTCATATCCTTCTGCATATATTTCTGTCGGTGCTAAGGGAGGAGCAAATGCTAGTTCAGCCACATCAGCCGTTAGTTGGTCTGGAGAGGAAACACCTTCTAACTGTGGGAAATAATCTTTCATATCGATCCACAGATTATTCCATCCGTAAATAGCAGGATCAGTTTTGGCAGGATCCCAAAATTCAACTGTATTATTATAAAACTGGTTTCCTCTGATTCTTGAACTATCAGCTTCCTCAAAAGTCACAACTATATTAGTGCATGATGAAAATCTTGTATAGAGAGCATTATAATCTGGTACTAGATTTGAAAATAGTGCCAACGGTTTTGTAGGGTCAACTGGGCAAGCAAACTCGTAGATTTGCAATGTTGCTGTAGAAGTAGGAGAATCTACTTCAGGATATAAAGGTAAATTTATTTGATTATCACCTAGTCGAGTTAAACCTGCTCGTGCGCTTCCGTAGGTAGTAAGCGACGAATCGGCATAGCCGTAGAGTAAATCTGCAACCAGATCGCAAATGAACTCCCCGTGTGTACCATCTCGATAGTTTATATAAACTACTTGAGTGTTTGGAAATTTTGGTGCAGTTTCGCTCATATTCTAATCCTTTTATTTTTGAAAAATATCTTTTTCGTTAATTACTCTAAATTTTATTCCCTGATTTCTACACCAGGAACTAGCAGCTTGCCATTTGGCCATATTCTTAATATACTGTGCCTGGTTATAGGGATTCTTACCTACCTTTTCTGCAATCATTTGATTAGCAGGTTTAATCTCTACTAACTCTACATGACTCTTCTGGTTCCTGTCTGTATATTTAATCAAAAAGTCAGGAACATACACAGTTTGTTTACCAGTTAAGGGGTCTCTGTAAGGAATTTTAACCGGTTCGCTGGACCAAGACTCTACTGCTGGATTATTATCGCAAAAAGTCATAAAAGTTAACTCCCACCCACTACGATAATAAGGTTGTTTGGTACCTACATACTTGTCGGGATTTTTTGGTGTGTAAAAACTTTGGGCAAATTTTAAGCTCATGCTAATATATTACGCTGTACTGGATCAAAAGGAGCTACGGTATTTCCAACTCCTAGATAACTGGATTTAAATCTGTTGTAGTTTAAAATAGCTGTAGCAACAGAACTCAATGATGCTGCATCCTGTGCCCGTAACGAATCGATCACGCTCATAGGGTTAAGATTATCCTGCTGACATTGTGTCATAATAATCGATGTTATGGACTTAGCTGTACTAATATCAAATCCTTTGTTTTCAAAGAAACCAGTCATAGCATTGAATACATTTGCATCTAGCTGTACAGGCATCGAATATAAGTTATTAAATGTATACGATGCGTTATCAACACTGTTATTATTAGGTGGAGGATTGTTGGGTAGATTGCTAAAATTATTCATGGTTATTGCCCTCCGGGAGTAAACTTATTAGTTGACAATGTACCTTGTTGAGGAATAACACCTCCACCTACTACATTGGCAGGGTTAGCAGTTATTGCACCAATAGCTCCTCCGATCAATGTTTGTTTTACATTGAATCCATAAACATTCCAAGCCTGCCTTGGATTTTTAGCAAATGTCTTAATCAGATTAATATCACTAATAATCTGTCCTATTGTTAAACCGTTCTTTGCCTGCTGACTGACTATAGGTCCTGATTGGCCACTTAGTCCTCCGCGAGTTCCTCCTGTGGGCATTGGTTGATTTACATTTTGTGCATTATCTGTTTTATAATATGAAAAAGTCGGTGGAATAGCAGTCTGTGGGGAACTTGCAGGCAATGGAGAAACAGTTTTATCATATACCGCTTCGTCTTCAAATAATGTTACAAAATCGTCACCGCTGGCCGGAGCTGCTAATCTACCAGAAGAATATACTACATCTTCATAGACCACTGACATTTTATTTTTTAAAATCTTAGTACCTTCCTGAGATAAGGAGTCATGATCCCAGTTAGTTATCATTGGATTTATTATTTTTATTTTAGTGTATCTTCCACCTGACAATAAAAATATTTCAATACTATCTAAAAAATATTGTTGAGATGCTTGATTAGCACCGGGCTGTGCTGGGTTATATCCATAAGGATAATCAAGTGTTCCGTATTTGGTATCTCCATACGCTGCCTTTATGTTAGGAGAATTAGGGTCACTATATCTACTATCTTGATAAAAATACTTGTAGTAGTTAAGCCAAAAACTGTTTACCTCATCACTAACATCGTCATGGAATGTAAAACTCATAGGCTCATATGCTATTTTAGTTTGTACATTGGTTTTTCTATTATACTGATTTAATGTATCAGTTGTTATTTTAAACTTAGGAAGTTGTACTTCCTGTACCAATAATGCTAGATATTTTCTAGCCCATTCACTGGCTAGGTATTGTTGGGCATCTATGATTTTTTGATTTATAGTAAAATGAACACAGTACATGTGTCCAAATTTAGGAATATGTTGATATCTTGCGCCGCCGCCTAGATATAATCTAGTTGCGTGTTTATATGTTGTAAGACTGGGGGGTTGATCAAAAAAGTCGGCCATAACAATATTTAGTTCGTAAAAAAGCCTGGGTTTAATGCCAGGCTTAGTTTGAGTTTACATTATATTAAACCGCTGATTGGAATAATGGTCGTTCTCTCAACGATGGGTCAACTAGTGTTGCACCGGCGGCATCTGTTTGATATGCGTTATCGAAACAAATAGTCATTTCAATTTCCATCGGATCGCTCTTGCTGTAGTCATTACCACTATATTGTACACCTTGTAACCAGCATCCCTGAACTTGGAACGCTTCTAGTGTTTGTGGAGTAAACTGACCATTTCCACCGTCTAGGATTTCGATGGTCATATAGAACTTGTAATCTTGTCCACTAAACGCACTAGATTGATTAAAGAAATCAAACTGTTGTTGTAGTTGTTGACCAACTAGCTTAGTTACGTTATTATTGATATCGTCACGAACTTTTAGTTTGATGTTGCTAAACTTATATTTTCCAGCAAGTTTAACTGTGCTGTTATATACATCTAGTTTAACTTCATCAAATTGCGGATTTGGACGATCAACCATCATAACCTGTTTGGTTAGTTCTGTAGAAAATCCAGGAGTTGCACCAAAGTTTGTTAGAGTAACGCGAAAGCGATACGCTAGTTTTGGCATCAGTAACCCTTGGTTAGAGTTGCTTTGGCCTCCTGCGGCCAAAGGTACTGTGAAATTACTTAAACTTGCTGTTGGCATTTTATGCTCCTTATCCTTTTATTATTGTCCGGTTGAACTATTGTTTGATCCTGTTGCTTTACTGCTGTAGTTACCAGATGCAATAGCACCAGTGTTCAACAATCTCAAAGGAATGTAAATGAACTCAACAGATTTAACTGGCTCAATAGCAACGTCAACCCATAGTTCATTACGATCAATTCTTGTACTTGTATTATTTGTAGTATCACATACAACTACAAAGTCGTATAATGCACGTTGAGCTACAAGTTCTAACAACAAGTTTTCAATACTTGTTTTGATTTCACTACGTGTTTGAGCATCATTAGGCTCAAACAAGAATGGTTTAGCCAATACACCTAAACGACGACGTAAGTAAGCAACTAATCTAGCAACATTGATACGATTCAATGCTGTGCTTTGTGGATCGCGTGTATACTGTCCCATAGCTGTTAAACCAGCACCTGGTAGTGTAGCAATAGGATTAACTTGTACACCTGCTAACACATTACGTAGACTTTCGTAGATGCTTGTAGGAATAAACTCACCAGTTACAGAGTCAACATAGCCGACGCTGCTTGCATTTGTAATGCCACCACGGTTTGTACCAGCTGGAGCAAACCAAGGATAAGCAACATTGTCATTGTTGATGATTGTGTGAAGCATCATGTGGCTTGGTGGAACAATAATGTTGTTACCAAGATTGTCAGTTGTACGACCGCTTGGATAGTAAACTGCTAGGTAGTTGTCATATTCTACAAGGCCAGCATCGCCATCGCTTGTGGCTAGGGCAGCATTTTTACCCCAGTTAGACAATGTAGTAGCTTCGCTAGATAAACGGAATGGTGTATCGCCAACAACTAGTGCTAGTTGACCAATATCGCTGTTTAAACTAACCATAGCTGATATCAACTCTGTATAGCCAGGAGTTGCAATCAAGTTATAGGCCAATGTATCTGTATCTCGTACACCTGTGCTAGTTGTTACTAATGCTTCTAGAGCTTTGACAACAACAGCACGTTGAGCTAAACGACCAAATGTTCCACGACCTTTATCATCGTTTGCACTGGCTGTTACCCAACGGTCTAATGAGTAGCTTGCTTGACTTTCATTGCCATTATTAGCATTTACACCGTTAGGATTAATGTAGTTTGCTACATATTTCTTAACGTTGTTGCCACTACGACGAGTATTCCATAAACGTGTTCCACGTGGATATGATAGTGCGGATACACAATCAGGATCAGCATAGTTGCTGATTAGCAAATCAGTAATACTAGTAATGTAGTTAGGAGCATCCATGCCGTTGTCTGACCAACGAGCATCAGCAAATACCCAACCATTTGGACTGTGATGATCTGTAGTATCTTGTAATACCCAGCCATTAGCACCAGTACCAGCAGCGGTATTATAAACATAGATATTATGTCCATAGCCGTCACCAGCAGATGTATCGACCCAAATATCACCGTTTACTAGTGCGCTAACACCGTTACTTTGTGTTGTTGGAGCACTTGCACTTAGCAATGGACCTGTGGCATTTGTATTTGGGAAAGCGTTTTTGTAACCAATCCAAGCACTACCGTTGTTATATAAAATGTCAACGTCGCCTTGGTAGCTATTAAACCACAATGTACCATCTGCAGGAGTTTCACCAGGAGCAGTAGGTTGTGAGCTATATGTCATTGGATACCAGTTGCTGACTGCCAATGTAAATGGTGTGTCGCCTGTTGGTGCATTATACAAGTTAGCAACAGTACCAACATTTGCAGATTTAATGCCAAGCAATGATAATGGTGTGCCAGTACCGTCTTGTAATTCAATTTCTCCACCAAGGGCGTGATTGATTGTCAAGTTATTAGTACCTGCATTCCAAGTAGCATAAACATTAACCAAGTTTGTGTTGGTATTGATTGCAGATGCAACTTGTTGTCCTAGTGGAACACTTCCGCTACCAATAACATTAACGGTTACATTACTATGCCAGGTACCAGTTGTAGTTGTTTCACGGAGTGTAAATGTTGTGTTGCCAGAGTTTGTAGTTCCGCTTGATACAGATAATGTAGTAACACCAGTATTAGCACGAATAAACAATTCAAAGTTAGCATTGTTAACATTATTAACATCTGAATCAATGAATATTGTATTTGCTGCAATATTTAAGCCGCCACCAACGCTGTCTAATGCTTGAATAGCACCTTGTCTGCTTGCGTAGATAGGAGCATTAACACTGGTCCAAGCATCTGTACTAGCATTAAAATATTTCACATCCCAGTTAGCACCATTGCTTACTGGAGTTGTACAGATCCAAACGCTGCCTGTAGCAGTGCTTGCATCAAAGTTAGGATAGTTATAGTTAGGACTGATTTGTAAAGATTTACCACTGTCGAAACCGTTTTGTACTTTTACCCAAGCGCCAGCAGTTGCAGATTTATAATATAACTGAGGAAGGCTAGGACTAGAGTTACTGGTATTGCTAGGAATAACCATAGCAAAATCACCAAGTGAGCCATAAGACTGTAATGGGAATCCACCTGAGAATTCAGCGGTGTTTGTATCGTCAATGATATCTGGGGTAACTAGTGTGAAACCACCTGCACCATAGTTAGAAGCAGTATTCCAAACATTGATGCCAAACTTGCTGTCAGCAGTATCTACCCAAATAGAACCAGCCATTGGGGTTCCTGTAGGTTGTGTGTTTGAACCTGCGATTTGACCTAGGTCGATATCAGCACGAACAACATAGGCTTGGCTTGTTGCACCAAGAACGCTGTATGCTGCTTGTAGACCGTATTCGTTGATTTCACTGGCGTTAACTGGGGTACCAGCAACTGTTTGGAAATAAGGTGTACCGAATGTATCCACTAAATCGCGTTGGCTAGTGATAACCCAGACAGTGCCTGCGTTTGATTTGGTAGTACCTTGTGCAATGCCTGTGCCGCTAGCGTTAGATTTATTTTCTGCTGTTGCTACGAAAATCAACGGAACAGTGCCAGGAGCAGCCGGAGCATAAAAACTCTGGTCTATAACTGATACGCTTACGCCTGGTGATTGTAATGATTGTGCCATCTTAAAAAACTCCTTAGTGGATTACTTTGTTTTATTTAGCACCAAATAGAAAAATTTAAGGGTTAAATACCATGTGAAAAGGGCACCAAAAAGGGCGGGTTATGCGTAAACTTTGTAAAGAATGTGGTCAAAGACCAGTGGCAATCAACTACTATAAAGAAGGAAAGCCATTCTACAGGTCTAAATGCGACCATTGTGCCAAGGGTAGGAAAAAAGAAAAGCCGCTGTGGGCCTTGGCTGGATATAAGAAAAAATCAGTTTGCGAAAAGTGTAACTACACTTCTAAACACAGCGAACAGTTTAATGTATTTTATGTAGACGGAAATCTACACAATAATAGATTTACTAATCTAAAAACAGTATGCGCTAACTGCCAGCGCATACTTCACAAAGAAGGAGTTAGGTGGCGGCAGGGAGATCTGCGACCTGATTATTAATAATAGACTCTATCTGTTTGTACAAGTCATCAATAGATCCGTCATTACTCACAGTAAAATCTGTTTTGTAGCCAACCCAAGCAGTTTCACTATCGTGGATCTTTAGTTTTTCCATTTTTGCCACACTCAATGCCCACGATGTATTCGCAACAGGGCCTCGGTTTACACTGGCAGCGGCTTCAAACCAAGCAGGATCATCGCCTCGTTTGATACGAACAACAATGCCACCTGCATCATGAATGGCTTTGATTTCGTTGGGGAAACGCACATCACTGATAACAATGTTGTCAGCAGTTTTACGCATCTTGTTCTCTACACTAGCGATCCAAATATCATCATGGAACCCGTTGCGGCAAACTTCGGTTCCCCAATATTGTAAAACCCAGCGAGGTGTTAATTCAGGCATGTCGAGTCGTTTAGCCCACCAAGGATCCACTTGTTCTCGCCATTCACGGGCTTCTTTTGTGCGGCCTTCTAATAGTGTTCTATCCCAGCCAAATACTGCGGCTACAGCATCTTTAAGTGTGTTGGCAAAACTGTCTCTTCTAAAACCATGCGAATTAACTAAAAAGTCTGCGGCAGTATCTTTGCCAGAACCAATCAAACCCACGAAGCCAATAATCATACAATATCTCCAACGATATTATAAGTTTATAACAACTTTATTACAAGGTCAAGAATTATTTTTAGCCAGTTACCCAAGTTAATGGAGTAGAACCTTCTTTGTAGTTGATTAGGTCTTGTTCTAACTGATCCATTTCAGCTTTGCCCTCGGCCTTAAGTTGCGATCCGTTTAATCCACTGCTACCCTGTGGTCCTGCAATGGCTGGGAATTTTTCACGAGCTTGACCTAACATTACTTTGGCATTAGCTAGGGAGTAGTCTTTTAACCACTGTCCTGCATACATGTCAGCAAACAAGTTAAAATCTGGACGATAGTTGTACATCCAAACTAAAACTTGTTCAGGGGCAAAAGGTCGTTGTGAAACCGTTAAAGTATGATTAGTTTGATTGTAACTGAAGTTAATATCGCTACCAAACATTTTACCCACTTGTTTTTGATACGATGCAAAAGAATAGTATGTAGCTAACCCGCCCATGTTAGTGCTGGCCAGCAAATAGGTATTAGAATATGCTAGGTTGAACGGTTCAAACAAACTTCCACCGTCTCCACCACCAGTGCGTGATCCAATACTACGTCTAAAAAGTTGACGAATACTGATAACTTCTTTAGGCATCACATATTCGTTGGTATCGACTACTAGATCCAAGAATCCAAAACTTTCTTCAACAGCGTTACTACTACGCTGGCGATATTTGGCCAAGGCACGATCGATGGCTTGATTATAATGGATAGGATCTAATTCCACATCGACCATTGATCCTCCAAGAAAGGCATATATATAGTCAACTACGTCTTGGCGGCTTTTTTCAGTTTCGTTCATAATAATATTTAGCATAAATAGGTATATGCCAAGATTGTCACTATACCGTCCGGAAAAGGGCAATGATTTCAAGTTCATAGACCGTGTTGTAAATGAACGCTTTCAAGTGGGCGGAACTGATGTTCTTATTCACAAGTACCTAGGACCAACAAGTCCTAACGCTACTGACGGGGTTACTCCAACTACACCCGATAACAGTACAAATCCTACTCCGGAGTTAGGCATACAAGATGTATTATTCATGGAAAACCGTGATAGAAACTATGAACCAGATGTCTATGTTATTCGCGGTATCTATACCATGCAGGATTTAGATTTTAATTTAAGTCAGTTTGGTATGTTTTTGACCAATGATACAGTTATGATGCATTTTCATTTGCGTGGTCATGTAGATGCATTGGGGCGTAAGATTATGCCAGGGGATGTTATAGAACTTCCTCATCTAAAAGATGAATATGCTATAGACAATAACTTTGTAGCATTAAAAAGATTTTATGTAGTGCAGGATGTTAGTCGTCCTACCAACGGATTCAGTGTCACATGGTACCCTCACCTAGTTCGTGCCAAATGTGTACCGTTGGTCGATAGTCAAGAATTTAATCAAATACTTGGACAAGATAGTGGTAATGGTGATGGTAGTACATTACGAGACATTATGAGTACATACAATCAAAGTATACAAATCAATGATCAAATTGTCGAACAAGCCATGGCAGATTCTCCAGTTGCAGGTTATGATACTTCGGCGTTTTATATTATCCCTACTAGAGAGTCGGGACTTGTTGATTATGCAGATACCAGTGATACATTAGATGATGCCAGCATTGATCAACAAGTATTAGATGCCAGCATGGTATTACATACTCCTAGAAAAAATCTATATGTTGGATATTTGACAGGCAATGGTATGCCTCCTAATGGAGCACCATTCAGCCAAGGTGTTATATTCCCTTACAAGCCAGCACAGGGTGCGTTCTTTTTGAGAACAGATTATCAACCCAACGCTCTTTATAGATACGACGGAACAAACTGGATATTGTTTGAAAAAAATGTTCAAATGACCATGAACGAGTTTGGACAGCAAGATACAACCTCTGGCAGATTTGCTGGTGCAGCAACTAGACAAACTCAGAAAACTGGATTTATTAACAATACCAATACGGCTACTATTAACGGATCAGTTGTTCAAGAACGCCAGGCATTGAGCAAGGCACTAAAACCAAAAGCGGATAATTAAAAATGTATATCTATAAGTTTATACAGAAAAGGCGAGTAATCGCAAATCAGGAGGGTAAGTAGTGGATTTTTTTATGATGGGCAGATAAGACGATATCTTACACAGTTCATGCGGGCATTTAGTAACTTTGCCTATCAGGACGGCACAGGTACCTTGCATCAGGTTCCCGTTATCTATGGTGATCCTAATCGCCAAGCAGCACAGATGTTGAAGAAAAACTCCGAAAATACAATACCTTCGGCACCTTTCATTGCCTGCTATATCAAGGGTTTAGAATACGATCAAACAAGACTACAAGATCCTACATTTGTTAGCAAGTTACAAATACGAGATAGGGCGGTAGATCCTGTTACGGGCCAGCTATTAAATACACAAGGCAGTGGATACACAGTCGAACGCATTATGCCCTGTCCCTACAAACTAACACTGGCAGCAGATATATGGGCAACAAACACCGAACAAAAACTGCAAATCCTTGAACAGATTACTGTATTGTTTAATCCTAGTCTTGAAATACAAACCACAGATAACTATGTTGATTGGACTAGTTTAACTGTTTTACAACTACAGCAATCAGTTTGGTCTAACAGACAAATACCTCAGGGTACAAATCAAGATATCGATATTGCCAACTTGACTTTTGTCACTCCTATATGGATCACTCCTCCTGCCAAGGTTAAAAAACTAGGTATCATTACCAAGATTATCAGTAACATATTTGCCGATGCCCCGGGCACTATTGCAGATAACTACAACAATCTAGATGCTGTATACCCTACACTGGGCAATCAAGTAGGCACAGTAGTTACCACACCGGGTAACTTTGAACTTTTGGTATTAGATGGCGTTGCAACATTGTTAGTTAATGAAGAATCTATAGCAGCATCAGGTGGTAATGTGGGTCGTGGTGCTAGTTGGTATTCTTTACTCGACTTGTATCCTGGGCAGTTTACCGCTAATCTAAGTCAAATAAGACTAACAACACCTGCTGGCAATCAAATCGTGGCCTATATAAGTCTGAATCCCAACGACGATACACAAATGATACTGTCTTATGACATGGATACTAAGCCTAGCAATACCACTATTACCACCGCAGTAGATAGTAGAGGTACAATAGATGCTATCATTAATCCAGAAACTTATGTACCGACGTATCCTGCACGAGGTGTTCGTTATTTGATATTAGAAGGAATCAACGAAGTTCCTGAGTTTGGTACCATGGGCTATACAGGGCCTAAGGCTTGGAAAAATGCCGATCACAGTGATTTCCAAGCCGCTGCTAACGATATTATTCAATGGGACGGAAGCCGTTGGAATGTTATTTTCAATAGTCAAACTACCACAGCCGTTTATTATATAACTAATTCATATACAGGAATACAGTACATATGGGAGAACGGAGAATGGAGCAAGAGTTTCGAAGGAATTTACAGACCTCAGGACTGGAGCCTAGTGCTGTAAATCAAATCGTATGTAGTGGCGGTTTGTTTTTAGCCAAAGATACTCGACGATTTTTATTCCTACTACGCACACAAGGCAAGACTGCTGGCACTTGGGGATTAGTGGGCGGTAAGAAAGAACCCACAGATGCTACACCCTACGAAGCATTGAATAGAGAAATTCAAGAAGAAATAGGAAAGTCTCCTACAATCAAAAAGACTATTCCTTTAGAACTGTTTACCAGTAATGATCAAAACTTTCAATACAACACCTATGTGTTGATTGTAGATCGAGAGTTTATTCCTACCTTAAACGAAGAACATTCAGGATACGCTTGGTGTAGTTTTGATAACTGGCCAAAGCCACTACACCAAGGTGTTAAAAATAGTTTCAGTAATCGAGCAGTTCGTGCCAAGTTAGAACTGCTGCTAGATTTACTGGATTAGTTCAGGACCAAATGCCCATGTGCCTAAGTGGCGCATTTCCATACTGAGTTGTGTATCTACTTTAACAGTATATCCTGCCTGTGCCATTTTTTGGCAAAAGATCATGTCCTCACCTAGGTGATCATTGCTTTCAGGCGTCCAACCAAACTCAAACCAAGGTTGAGCAATCTTGGAAAGAATAGCAGTTTTGACTAACATACATCCCATACCAATACCCTCGACAGNCGCTAGTTCATCTTGAGGTTCAAATGGTAAGGGATTTTGCCAATCGCCGATAGTTTCATAGGCAACACCTTTAGCGGGCAGTTGTCTACGGATATAGTTAGCGGCTACAACTGGTTCATTATGTGCCATTAATCTCAAGGCGGTGGTAGCAGGAAATACCATGTCGCTGTCTAACCATAACATATATTCAGCGCCAACTTTTTGTGCTTCAAGTCCTAGTCGTTCACGCTGTGTTAATAGTACTGTACTGGCATCCATGATAACATGAGTATCAATACCACTAGAAGTATTAAGTTTGACAAGCTCTGTTAAAGACTTAGCAAAGGCTGCATGAAGCATGTCACGGCATGGAACCAATACAGCCAACTTGCCTTTCTTCAGGCTCCATTTGCTAGATTCGAAAATGCTTTTTTTCATGCGCCTGCAACATCATTACTCAATGTTTCGCCTTGGATTACCAACTCGTGAATACTGTTGATAATGTCCTGGGTTCGTTTAGATGCTAGAATGAAGTCGCTGGGACTTAACTTGCACATGATGTTCATGGTTTCAAATGAAACTCGATCCTTGGTAAGAACTTCTAAAGCACTTTGACGGGCAATATTTTCAATGAACATTTGTTGAGCCATGTCATCGCTGTTACTCAACAGTTCTTCACACTCTTTTTGATCCAAATCATTGGCCAAATCTTCTAGGATTTTTAACTCCGCAGAGTCCGCATCGCTGATGCGTAGCAGTTGAATGCGTGATAAGAATGCCTTTAGCGTTTCTGGGTTTGATGTTCTATCACTGTATGTGATATTATCCAACTCCCATCGACTAGGACCTGTGGCTAAATCTAATAGTTTAGCAATGTTTAGTTTTGTTTTCTTTGTCATAGTGAACCTGCCTTTATACACTATATGCTAACATAGTGTTAAGATCGTGTCAACACTTTTTTAGATATTTCCGTAATATGTATACGGAGTAGTTTTACCACCAAAGGTAGCAGAGAATGAAATTTGAGTACCAGTTGCTTTGCCGCCGTAGCTATTACCTAATGTACCACTAAGTTTGATATTATCGCCGGCCAAGGTAGATGTAGTAGCATTTGAATACGCTACATATACACCTCCCATTGTTATCGCTGATCCGGTTGCTGGTAAAATTGACACAGTCTACTCCCGGTTTATTTATTAACCAAAGAGTTCACCAACGCCTTAAGTTGAGCGATTTGTTCTTGTTGTTCTTTAATGGCTTCTACTAGCAATGGTACGACCTTTTCATATTGGACTGTTTTATAATTTTCTCCGGATTTGCTCAAACCATTCTCATCTGTATCAAATGGGGCAAGTTTAACCGCTTCTGGCAATACCGCTTCAACTTCGTCGGCAAATAATCCAACTATGTTTGAGTTTTTATCTTGTCCAAAAGTTACTGCTAAATCGTTTGGATTATAAAGTATACCATTTAACTTTAACACCTTACCTAATGCATTGTCAATAATTTTGATATTTTCCTTTAATCTACGATCTGAGAAAAATGCTGTAACTTCGCCTGTTACATTTAATGCACTAGCACTGGTCAAACTCATTCCTGTAGTCATAGTTACAGCACTACCGACTGCTACAGTTTGACTTGCACCTACATACCAGTTGTGTGTATTACCGGAAATAGTATAAGCGCCGCGGCTATTTGCCGCACTTGCAGCACTAAAGAAAGCACCTGCTGCTGCTGTACTTGGATAAACAGCATAACCCATTACAGGCCCACCACTGCTATATTCAGTTCCCCAGTTAGATATAGAACCACCACTTCCGTAATAGCCTTGTAAAATAATGCTTCCGTTGGTACTACTTCCAGATCCTGCTACAATACTACCGTTAACATTTAATCTGTTGGTAAAGCCAGTGTTCAACTGTGCTGATATGTTGTTTACATACAATGTACCACTAGCATCTACTAATAATCTTAAAGTACCACCACTGTAAAAACCGTGTTCTCCCGCCGCAGTTTGACCTGCATTGTGCTTGAACATACTGTCGCCGCCGGCTACAGCAGCTTGTTTTTCAATGGTATAGTAGTTTGCTGCGTTGGCATTTAACTGTATCTTTAAACCTGTAGTATCTGTAAACGATAGTGGAGCACCTGGTGTACCAGTTCCAATCATTACATTACCGCTGGCAACATGTAATGTTGAGTTAGGAGTTGTTGTTCCAATACCCACTGAACCGCTAATAGGATTCAATAAAATGTTATTACCTTGGTTGTTTATTTGTAAAGGTTTACTATTCCAAGTTTGAACGTATGTATAACTAGAATCGCTACCTACAGTAAAATCACTAGCATTTGCATTACCTATGCTGAATACGTAAGTGGCATTATTAGATACTGTGGCATTTGTACCACCAAGCACAGCTAATCTTGTAGCATAACTTGATGCATTTGTTAAACCAATGCCTACAACACCATTTTGATCAATACGAACTTTTTCTGTTGCAGCAGCATCTTGACTTGAAGTATAAAGCACCAAACCCATTTGTCTACCATAGACAGACGGACTAGCATCAAGATCGATACCGTAAATACCAGCTGTACTTATACCACCAGATGACGAATAATCGACTGTGCGATTATTAAATGTAATACCTGTTCGAGCACCAGTTGCAACGTTAGCACCATTCGACAATGCCTGCAATAAAATATGATTAAGTTGAGTACTGGTTGTTAATGTAGGGAAACGAATATCAAGTTGTGCATTTGAAGCTGTTGTTACACCAATACCGACAAAACCAGTACTGGCATTGAAGGTAAACGGTACACTAGTTGCTACTGTAGGAGTTTGATTAGATCCAGCAGCAGCAACACCTACTATATATTCAATTGCATTAGTGTTAGCAGTAGCATTGATCAATGTGCTTGGACCAGTAGTTCCTTGTGCGCCAGTTGATCCAGTAGTACCTTGAGCACCTGTAGTTCCCTGTGTTCCTGTGGTACCTTGTGATCCAGTAGTACCTGTAGTACCTTGTGATCCAGTAGTACCTGTAGTACCCTGTGTTCCTGTAGTTCCCTGTGTTCCTGTAGTTCCCTGTGAGCCTGTAGTACCTTGCGACCCTGTTGGTCCAGTAGTTGGCGGTTGGAACTGCAATGTGTTGGAAGTACCACTCATTGCCAGTGTCCAAGTTGCTGTTGTAGCATTGACGCTTGGGAATGTTAACGATACTGGATGGTTTAGAGTTATACCGCTTGCTAATGTTAATGTTGCTTGACTTGCAGGTTGGGTGATTGCTACATTATTAAAACTTGTTGCCGTGGTAATACCATTAATGTACGCACCACCGTTGACACTGAATTTTTCACCCACTTGTCCGGATGTATAACCAACTCCAACAAATGCGTTGGTGGTATCAGCATAGAAAGTACTGGTTGACCCTCTGCTCAACTGTATGCTAGAGTGAAAACCGGTTTGATTGACAACTCTAAATCTTGCCCAGCCAGATGCTAGTGTATTAGCGCGACCTACATCAAGTAATATTTGACTGTCGCCGTTTGACACGCTGGCCAACAAGCCTGCTTCTGCATAACTGTAACCAGTACTGTTGTTTGGACCAACAACTACCTGTGTTCCAAAGAATTGTAATGTGCCGCCGTCGCTGTTTGTGGTCTGACGAATCTGTGCGTTTGGTGCTAGACCAATACTGCCGTTAACCTGTAACAGTCCGTTTGCTTGTGCTGTGGACAGTCCAACTAAGATGTTACCACTGGCGTCAATACGCAGTTTTTCAGGGCCGCCGGCGCCTTGGTTGAATGTAAAAGCAGCACCTGAACTCCAAGCAATAGATGCTGTTGTGGTACTGCGAAGATACATTCCTGTAGCACTAGATGGAGTATTAGTATCGCCGACAACTAACGCTGTGGCACTCGCACCAGTGTGACTGACAACAAGTGTACCAAAAGTACCAGGTGAAGCTGTGTTAATACCAACACTACTGCCAGTATAAACAAATGTGCTTGTGCCGCTGAGTAAACCGCCAGTGCCAGCGTAAACAATTTGGTTAGCAGATAAATTTGTAGCATAGTGATTAGCAGCCTTAATACCAGATCCAGCGCTTCCGCCTACTACCCAGTTAGCAATACCATCATACGACAAACTAATGTAAGCAGTACTTGATGTAGCACCAATATAAAGTCCACTGTTTGTGGCCAATACAGCAGTAGTAGACCCTGTGCTCAATACCAATGCGTTATCGCCGCTACTGATAACATTCTTATTAACAATGAACTGCGTGCCGTCAACATACAAATCGCCAGCGATGTAAGTAGTACCACCAATATTCAACTGACCAGTTGCTGGATTTACATAAAAACTACTAGTGGTATATTCTGTTTGAGCGCCGACGGCATTACTAGATGCTAGTACTGGATAGTAACTGGCGTTGGCTGTGGCTTGACTTAGACTTACTTGAGCACTAGAGCCACTGATACTGCCGGCAGTTAAAGTACCACTAACAACCAAGTTGGTAGCAGTTAGTGTACCATTAACATAAGCCCCGCCGTTAACACTGAATTTAGAACCACTGTAAGCACTGGTAACATTAACGTCTAACGCACCGGTGCTGTCTAATCTAAAATATTCTGTACCGTTAGCACTGAAAGTTATTGGCAGTGCGATAACGTTAAACGTACCGGTTGTTATGGCTCCTGCGGAGTTTTCTATAAACGTTAAATTACTAGCAATAGACATCAGTGAATCCTAAATAGTAGTGTATTTATTAGAATACTTAGGCTTGCGGCTCACCCCAACGTAGCGTTAAGTTGGCATAAATTGGATTACCAGAAGTCAAATATACGTTAATGAACAAGCAATCTGGTCCGTTTGGATAACAATTTCTTGCACCGATAGGTGTATTAGTTAACTCTTTCAACAAACTCAGATCAAGTACGTCTCGCTCCTGTGGGCTACTAACGAATGAGAAAATAGTTTCTCCAGGTTGTGCAAACCCATTACGAGTAAATGCAATATTAGTACTACTAGCGATACTTTGTAGTGTATAGTTACTGATTGTAACTTGATTAGTTTGTGGATTAATATATGTAACCACAGTGCCGCCAGTGATAGTAGCACCGTTATCTGTATTTTTACCACCAGCACTACTCAAATATACAGCATCACCCGGATTGATACCCACTGTGCTATTCAATGTTATAATGTTGCTGTTAACAGGAGTAGTTCCGCTAGTTTGAAACACATTGGTTGCGGTATTATCGAATACAATACTTTGTCCTTGTGCCACTTGTGAAAAACTTGGTTGACCAGTTTGAAGGCCAGTGTTACCTAAACTTTGCCAGTTAATATTAGCAAAGTTGCTAGGGTAATTCTGCGGATTTAAAATACCAGCAACGACCATGGCACAGTTAGTATTTGTAGAGCCGCCCGCTGTCACTTCCAACGCTTGCAATCTCATCTGCGCACGATTAATAAGATCTCGCACCCCTAAGTCGCCTGGAATAGCGTTACTGACACTGGGCGCTAGTCTAATGGCAAATGTAGTAACTGGCACAGTACTAACTTGGATGTTTGGAATAACATAGTTAAAAATATAGCCGCGGTCATCGTCAAATCCGCCGTCAGCTAGATATGCTGAACCCCAATGACTTAACTGCGGACTTGCAGTTTGACCAACTAAAATAACACCATTACCTGCACTGTGAACGGTAGCAGTACTACCAGTAAACTGGCGATTCTGACCAGCGGTAAACTGATTTAGTGTGTATGCACGAGTCAACCCGTTTAATGTATTGGTTGCTGTGGTTATACTGGTATAGTTAATGATTTCTTGGTCAACCATAACATTACCTGCGTTAGGGAAAAAGGTAGTATCGCCGATAACCATACTAGTATCACTGGCTAACATAGCATTAGTTAATGTACTGTGGGCACCTTCGTTTAATACTTGATAACGCACAGGCATATTACCAGTACGTTGATAAGCTTCTGTATTAACGTTACTGTTTTTCATACGATGTACAATAATATAGTTGCCATCTGGACCACGAAGCATCCAATCAATAAAACCAGCACCATACCATGTCCATTGCAGGCCAATCATCTGCATCTTATTCACTTGCAAATTATATCCGCTGGGATTATAGATACCATTACTACCATCGCAACGATCCATATTCCATTGATTTTGTGGTATTATTTTATCTAATATTTTAACAATCTTGGCACCACTGGTACTTGTGGATCCACGGAATGGCGGATTAACAATAATTTGTGTATCACTTTGTACACCTGTAACTACGTGTGTCATACCTTTAAGTACAATACGATCACCTGCTAAAAGCTGTTGAGTATAACGACTATTACCGCCTGTAATCACGTGACTACCTACTGTGGCAGTTACTAATCCGATCAAATTAGCAGTACTAGTTCTCTGACCAATAGCCATTTGAATACCATCATATTGCCAAAATACACCGTTTTGATCGTCAAATGTACCAGCGCGAACTGTGGCTCCATACCAGTTTTGAATACTTAAAGTACCTGGCGCACCAATACTTGGATTGGTACTACCTAGTGTATTTGTTGCCAAAAACGACAATGAACGTTCGTCTACGATTGCAGTAACAGTATAAGTTCCGTTATATCCAGATGTAAGAATATTACTTAATACAACAACTGCACCTATTTGAGCACCGTGGTCATTATCATCTAATACCACAGTAACAGTACTTCCTGGTGCAGTACCTGTAGCACTAATACTTCTAACATTATAGTTAGGAGCAAACAAGGCGCCTGTGTTATAGTTAATGGCTTTACCAGATTGGTAACGTAGATATTTCTTACTTTGACGAATAGCATCCATTCCTGGTGCAGGACCGCCTGTACCTAACTGAACACCGCCGTCAAATGGTCTATGATAATAATAACTATCAGTTCTTGGATAAATGTAACCAGTAATGGTACCAGTGATATTACCTACGTTACGAGCAGGATAGGTAAATGTGGTTGCACTGGGAACACTACTGATGTAAAATGGTCCTTGAGCAAGTTTGTTTAAGTTAGTTCCGTTATCACTAGTGACTAGAGTAATAATAGGATCTCCTGGCATAAAACCGTGAGGATCGGTAGAAGTAACTGTGATTGTGGCAGTAGTGGATGCGCCGCCGCCTGCAAACGAAAATGTCACATTGGTTAAACTTGATCCAGTATAGAAACCACCTTTACGTATAACTGTGGATTGTTGACTAATCACTGTACCACTACTTGCACCAACTTGACCTTTGGCATAATAACTAAATTGAGTCGAACTTGTTACACTATCAACAATAAATGAACCACCTGCACGATCATAACTAGCCACTGTTTGCAACAATGCATTAACTGTGATAGCGCTACCTGTAGTTAATCCATGAGGATAGTTTGTGTTAACTGTGATATAACTTTGAACACCTGCTTGTCCACCGCTGGCATAACTAGCATCTGATGTGACACTGGCAATACTTAAATCAGTACCTGGTACTTCATAGATACCGGGATATCCGCGTAGTTGACTCAATGACTGCCATTTAGTAGGTTGTTGTCCGTATTCAAAGTCAGCATCGATCATACTTTGTGGTTGACTTACACGAGTACGTTCCCAACCATCAGTACCCATAGCCCACGGACGGGTAATAATTGCACCTTGTTGATTTTCTGTATAAATCTGCAATACATCACTACTACTCATACCAGTAGTGCTATAGGCTAATGTAATAGTTGTTACACCATCACTACGCATTGCTTCTGTAGGAAATGCTGTAGTATTACCTCGGCTAAAACTAGTGGTTGTACCAGTATATCCGTTAGAGGCAAAATTATAAATTACGGTATTGCGAGTAACATTTGTAATAACCAGTAACTGATCTAATCTTACATTACCGGGAATTTGAATAGTGCCTGCCCCAGCTCCGCCTGGTGTAAAAATATATTGTCTTACTAGCTGTTTTGCCATTTTTATTTTTTCCTTTTATATTCCCATTGCCACAGCCATTGCTGTAGCAAATGCTGTAATATCTTGTCCATTTTGTTGTAAACTGCCTGCTACATTCAAGTTACCCTGAATTGTACCACCACTACTACTTATCGCATTGGCAATGCTTACAGAATTAAAGCTGATTACCCCAATCACTGTGCCATTGCTTGGTATACTACTGAATACAATGCTTGTACCATTGTTGGCAGTATAGGTAGTTGGATACTGTAGTACACCGTTTTGGTAAACTTGTACTGTTGCTGTATTGTAGTTTGTGGCAAATGTTGTAGTTGTACCATTACTTGTATACTGGTTAAAGATGTAGGCTTGTTGTCCGCTTGGGTTAAATGACTGCTGACTAATAACTTGAACAACATCACCAGCATTTCTAGGTGTAGCCAATACAACTGTACTGCCATTGCTGGCTGTAAAGTCACCTGCTACAGAACTCAAACTAATACCGTTAACAAATACCTGTATTTGTCCAACTACATAACCGCCACTGATAGCAAATGTTGTGGTATTTGCCGCTGCGGTAAATGTTTGTATGCTGTTTGGTAATAGTTGTGTGCCACCTGCATAAACACTACCAGCATACAATGCTCCACCGACTCCGACACCACCTGCTACAGTTAGTGCGCCAGTAGTAGTTGAAACAGAAGCAGTAGTTGCAGACAACACCACAGGCACGCTAAATGTTGCGGTATTGTCGTCCATTACCAACGAATACACCCAGTTTACAGTACTAGTATTGGCAGGTGCTGTTCTAAATTCATGGCGGCCGTTGCCAAGATGTTGAATGTATAATAAACTCTTTTGTAGGTTAGTGTCTTGGGCCCATGGACCACCATAAACCGCATTAGTGGAAAGATTTAAACCATTGCCATCTGACCCAACTCTAGCTGTCGAAGTAGTTGTAGCGTTTACAAATCTTAGTTTTTCCCATATAGCAGAGTTAATAACATTAGCGGCTGTTGTAGTTGCAGTACTACCAACAGTAATCGATCCGGTGCTCGGATTGATACTGAAAGTACTGGTTGTGTATTCTGGTAAAGCCTGTGCTGTTGCAGTGTTTACACTGACAAAGACTGGATAATATGTAGCATTAGTTGCAGTAGCTTGTACCGTCACTCCAGATGCATTACCAGTACCTGTGCTGACCGCATAACCGTTAACATAGAAGTTTGTAGCAGTTACAACACC